TCAAAAAATCGAAGGATTCATCACTCTATAAAGTGGAATAATGCGGTTCCGCGCATTATCTCGCAGGAGTATAAAAAGTGAAATGGCAAGATATAAAACAATTTCAGATGCATGCTTGCAAGTCGGAACCATAGGCTCATACGTATCGCCTCTCGACTTCTCCGCAACAAACATATCATTCAAGTTTGACGTATCGCGGAGACAAGAAAACTTTGATATATCATATACACCTTATCTGAAAGATGTTTTGGAACAATGGGACTTTCGAGGGAAAGGACATCGTGAGGTTGTCTGCATGGCCGTGGAACAGACTGGCAAGAGTCTGTCATGGCAGTTGGGGATGGTGTGGGGCTTCATGTATGAGCCTTGTCTTTCGATGGTGGTATATCCCTCGGATGATAAATGCGATGAAATCAACAGGGCTAAACTTCAGCCTCTCATGCGGTCTGTTCCAATGCTTGCGGCCGGACTCGACCAACCGAAAACGAAAGCGAAAAACCGATATAACTTTCCGAGTTTCATTTCATACTTTCAAGGCGCAGTCGAACGAATAAGCGCACATTCCGCGCGTATCAGGATTGCGGATGAAGTGGATGACTGGCAACAGACCGATGGCAAAACAGAATCTCCGAAACTTGAAGACTTGCGGAAACGCGGCCGCTCGTTTACCGATTCATTTATGATGATGGTATCAAGTCCGAAATCCGAAAGCCCGATTATCTATCCGGCATTCATGAATACATCTCAAGGATATTGGCATCTGCGTTGCCTGAAATGCGGTGAGCTTACAATGCGGAGTTGCGACGTTCATAATCTTCAGTTTGAATGTGAATTGCTGGAACATAATGTCAAGCGCCTGATTCAAGGTTCAGAGCGCCTTATCTGCCCGAAATGCAAACATGAACACGTTTATTCGAACTGCCGCGAGATGAATATTAACGGCGGTTTTGTACATGTCGTTCCTGAACTTGTAGGCAAGAAAACGGGCTTTCAGTGGGGCGCTCTTGCTTCACAATGGGAGTCTCTTTCGTGGTCATACATCGCGGAAAAACAACTCATAGCCGGACGCTCCGGCGATGTCAAAGATCAGACCAATTTTGATAATTCAATACGCGGTTTACCGTTCAGGCCACGCCGGGCGAACGAAGACACGAAAGAAGCTCTATTGAAGCACTGTTCCGAGCCGCCAGACCCGGCAACCGTTGAAGCGCTGTTCCTGACCGCTGACACGCAGGATGACGGATGGCGCTGGGAACTCAGGGCGCTTGATATAAACTGCAATCGTTATCAGATCGACTACGGCAACGCGGAATATATCGACCTTGACGACGCAAAACGTAAAGAGGTAAATTCCGCATTGGAAGCGGAAGCGAAACTTCTGGGGCAGAAGTATGAACCTGTCCGAACGCTGGGGGATATCCTCCGCGCTGGATGGAACGGCATACCTGTAACAATCGCAATGGTTGACGAGGGCGGACACCGTAAAGGCGAAGTTGACGCATTCGTCAAGGCAAACGCGCGGGCATTCAGTTACAAGGGCGGATGGAAAGGCGGCTTTGATTCCGGCAAGGCGTGGGCATGGAGCAAGAACCAGCCGAAGCTTATCCTTGCCCGCCGTCCTGATTTTCAAGATGCATTGCTTTATTATCTGCATTTCCAAAAGAACACGGAGAATAATTATTGGTATCTCATGCCGCGCGAAAAGATTTCAGATCAATATATAGATGAACTTCTTTCCGTGCGCGAACGCCCGAATATCCGAGAAGGACACCTCCGGCAGAACTGGGATCACGAGGGGCGTAAGCATGACTTCTTCGACGTATCGATGATGTATCTCGTCCTTGAGGATGTAGCAATATCCTGTCTCGACCTTTCGGAATTCCGGCAGAAAAAGGCGGAAGTCCTTTTCCGTTCCGACGAGGAAGAAGCGCCGGAACCGGAGATTGTCACGCCTGAAAACGGAAGCGGCTTTGTGTCAAACTGGAAAAACTAGCCTCAAAAAATAACGCGGTTGACAAATTTTCCTTTGGAAAAGGGAGATACCGCGCATGCTTTCTTCATACATCCAAGCAGGGACTTTGTATAAATATCCTGCCGACACCGGCGCAAAGATCACTGCGAACGACGGCACACATGTAATTAGCATTAACGAGTCTGACGGTTATATCACATTTGCCGCCTCTGCCACCTATACGGCTGGCAAATACCGGTATGTGATTACTGACTCAACCGGAGCAATCACAGAGTCGGGCTATTTTGAATTACTCCCTTCTCTTGCTTCGGGCGACGGAAGAACCGCAAACCAAAAAATACTCGACATTATTGACGGCGTTATAGCCGGGCGTGTCTCTCAGACTCAACTTTCCGTATCTGTCGGCGATAAGTCAATACGCTACCTCACACATGCGGAACTTCTCGAAATGCGCTCTTATTACGCTGAACTTGTCGAAGCCGAAGCCGCCGCCCTGACCGGCACGAACAATACAACCTTTTACGCGAGGTTTACGCAGTCATGATTGAAAAACTTTTTTTACGTTTCGGCTACGAAAAGAGGCGATTCGCCGCCGCAAAAATGGATCGCACAACCTCCGATTGGGTTTTATCGACCGTCAAAACAAACGATGATATAAAAGCAAATCTTGAAACCCTCCGGATGCGTTCCCGCGACCTGTCAAAAAACAATTCAGATTACCGCAAATGGCTGTCCATGCGCCGCAAAAATATATTTGGTGATCATGGCTTGCGTTTGCGCATGAAAATCCGTAATCCGAGCGGCGAACAGGACACCGGCGCCAATACGATAATCGAGGGCGAATTTGCCAAATGGGGACGCAAAATCGGCGGTGGCGTAAGTGTCGATGGCTTGCATTCGTGGAATTCATTCTGCGAACTTGCAGACCGCGTTTTTGCTGTCGATGGAGAGGCAATAATCCGCAAAGTTACGGGATATGGCGGCTGGCTCTTTTCACTTCAGCTTATAGACCCCGTATTGCTTGACATCGGGTATAATCTCCAGCGCACGCAATACCAGAATGAAGTTGTAATGGGAGTTGAACGCGATGCATGGGAAAAGCCAGTCGCGTATCACTTCTTGCAGGATGTTGATGCTTGGGGAACTGCCACGAACCGCATACGCATTCCCGCCGATGAGATCATTCATTTATTCCGCCCGGAATTTGTTGGGCAGGCTCGCGGATTTCCTCTTGCCTCTGCCGCGATTCTCGACATGAACATGTCTGCCGGATACCGCGAGGCTGAACTAATAGCCGCCCGCGTTGCGGCTTGCCAGATGGGTATTTGGGAGCGTCCGGCGAATGCCACCGGCAAAATGAAATTTGATGAAAAGGAACAGGAAAAACTTATTGTTGACATGGAGCCGGGAAAGTTTGGTATTGGTCCCGGCGGATGGGTGCTGAAACAACTTAATCCAACGCACCCCGGACAGAATCTTCCGAGCTTCTTGAAGACAATCATGCGTTCAATTTCCTCCGGACTTGATGTTTCTTACAACGATTTCGCCAACGACCTTGAAGGTGTGAATTTTTCCTCACTCCGCGCCGGGACTCTCTCTGAGCGTGATTCGTGGAAGATGGATCAGCAGTTTTTTATTGAAACATTCTGCATGCCTGTTTTCGCCTCATGGCTCACGATGCTTTTACTCTCCGTAAAAACAAATCTGCCTCTTTCCAAGTTCGATAAATTTTTCCAGCCTGTATTTATCCCGCGACGATGGGATTGGGTTGACCCTCTCAAAGACATTAAAGCGCATTCGGAGGCTATCGACCTCCGTATTTCCGCGCCGCAGGAAGTTATCGAAGCCGCAGGACGCGACCCCGAGGAAGTCCTCGAAATGATAGCTCAGTGGAACACGTGGCTCAAGGAATACAACATCGCCCCGCCTCAACCTAAAACCCCGGTTGACAAAAATTCTCTAATCAAAAAGGATGATAACGAAGATGAAGAAGAACAATAAACTTGACCCCTGCATACGGTCAATGCCGTTCAATACGGCGGACAGGAAGATCGACGAAGAAAAGCGCACTGTCATCCTGCCGTTTTCGTCGGATGCTCCGGTTGAACGCTGGGACGGCATGGAAACACTGCGGCATGATGCGGAATCAATAGACCTTTCACGCCTGAACAACGGCGCGGCAGTCCTCGAAGATCACGGCGGACGACAGATCGGAGTCGTCGAACGCGCATGGCTCGGTGAAGACAATCGCGGGTGGGCTGAACTCAGATTTTCTAAATCTTCAGAGGGCGAAATCGTATGGCGCGACATCGTTGACGGCATACGTCGCAACGTCTCATTCGGCTACGCACGCAAGAAGATCGAACGCAATGAAGCAACGAACGAATACACGGTTACGCGCTGGATGCCTTACGAGGTTTCTATAGTTTCAGTGCCGGCCGACCCCTCTGTCGGGGTTGGAAGGTCAGCGGATGACACCGCCGACTGCGGCGAAAACAACCGGAACGAAGACACCGCGAAAAACAATCAGCAGAACACCGTTTCAGAATCAAAAACAACTATTTCAAAAGGAATAAGGACAATGGACACAAACACAACTGTTGACATGAACGCAATCCGCGCTCAGATCGAAGCGGAAACAAGGGCAAAACTCGAAAACGAACAGAGAAGCGAAGACTCGCGCAGGAACGAAATCCGAGCAATCGGCAAGGAATGCGAAATGACCGCCGAAGCGGAACAGGCGATAGAGGCAAAAATGAGCGTCGAATCTTTCCGCGCTATAGCTCTCAAGAATGTTCTCGCAAAAAAGAGCATTCAGGCAAGCAAGCAGGGCGGAGAACTCGGGCTGACACCGCAGGAAGTCAAAGAGTTTTCATTCCGCCGGGCAATCCTCGGTCAGATCGAAGGAAGCGGCGTAAAGGCTGATTATGAGCGCGAAGTATCACGCGCTTATGCTCAGAAGATCGGTAAGGAAACACGCGGTATTCTCGTGCCGCCGGATGTGCTTCTTGCGGGGATGGAAAGAACATTCAATCAGACAACCGGCGCAGGCTCAAAACTGATCGCTACAAATCTGCTTGCAGGTTCGTTCATTGACATTCTCCGCAACAAAACCGTCGTTGCTCAGGCTGGCGCAATGATGATGCCCGGACTTTCCGGCAATGTCGCAATCCCGCGTCAGACCGGGGCGACAACCGCATACTGGTTCAACTCGGAAAGCGCCGGGATTACCGGCGCATCAAATCCGACGATTGATCAGGTATCGCTTTCGCCAAAGACCGTTGGAGCATACGGCGATATATCCCGTTCGCTTCTGAAGCAGTCCACGCCCGCCGCTGAACAGCTTGTCAGGAATGACCTCGCTGCTGTTATCGGTCTGGCAATCGACCTTGCGGCGCTCAAAGGAACGGCCGCAGATGGACAGCCGCGCGGCATAACCCTGACAAGCGGCATCAACTCCGGCAACTGGGACACGGCAAATACTCCGACATGGGTGAAACTCGTCGCAATGGAAACCGCCGTCGACCTCGCAAACGCTCTCGATGGTAACTTCGTTTACGTCATGGGCGCGGAGCTCAGAGGCGCGTGCAAGACAACCGTCAAGGCTACCGGACAGATGGGCTGGCTCATGGGCGACGATGGCCGCATAAACGGCTATAATGTCATATCCAGCAATCAGCTCGGAACGGGTGAATGCATATTCGGACGTTTTGCAGACCTGATAATCGGCATGTGGGGCGGTCTTGACCTTCAGGTAAATCCCTACATTGAGGCTCTCGAAAAGGCTGGCGCAATCCGCGTAACGGCACTTCAGGATGTTGACGTTGCCGTCCGCAGACCGAAGTCGTTTACGTTCTACGACAACGC